ATCATGCCGCAAGAATACCTAAGGATATATGGGACGCATGGTTGAGGGAAACCAATGGTGAGGTTGCAAAAGACCCAAAGATATTAGCCTCCAAGCTAAATGATCCTGATAACAAATTTCTAAAAACCGCACCAACAAATCTATAGAGGAAAATAAGATGGCAGATTTATACAGATTAAATAATTTTAACTATACGTTTACTGCTACTGATAGTTCGGTACTATTGAGCGATGCTATATCTGCACAATGTAATGCAATTATAATCAATGCAAGTGAGCCTGTATTTATTAAAATAACAAAGCATGGCGATGCGGCAACTGCTGGATCTTGTGGCTATTTTATAAAAGACTGGCCTCATTATGTTCGTGTTAGCGGCGGAGATCGCGTTGCAGGATTAAGGGCAGGATCAAGCAACTCTGTAGTATACATTACCGAACTGACTGAATGACAACAGGTGTTTCAACAAGATTAGCTTTTGATGTACCTTATAGGTTAGCTAATAAACTCCACTCTATTACCACTTCTTCTACATCGACTGAGATGGAGGAAGCGGTTGGCTCTGGTATAGATGCTGTAATGATTACAGCTACAGAGGATGCTTACCTTGCGTTTGGTGGGGAAGTATCCAATGTTGCATGGAGTGAAGTTTCAGGCGCATGGTCAGCACAAACAAACACATGGAAAGAATATGAGCCAACAGGGGAAGGTTACCAAGAGAAAGACTGGCCTACCTATTGGCGTATTAGCGCAGGACAAAAGGTAGCGGCATTGCAGGTTAACACAGCAGGAACAGTATACATTGCGGAGATGACAAGATAATGGCGATAGGAACTTATGCAGAACTCCAGACTGCTGTGGCTAACTGGCTAGACAGGGGTGACCTAACAGACAGAATAGTGGAGTTTATAGACTTAGCTGAAGCAAGAATAAATCGTAATTTAAGATTGAGGCTCATGGAAACTACAGCTACAGGAACTCTTACTGCTGGGACTAGAGAATATAACTTACCAACCGACTATATACAGGCAAGAGAATTTCATTTAACTACTGATCCTCTTGTTCCTTTGTCCTATGTCACGCCAGAATTAATGACTAGAACTTGGGGTGGATCAACAAGCGGTACACCACAGATGTTTACGATTATAGGGGACAAGTTTAGGCTTGGTCCTGCACCGTCTAGTGCTGATGGTTACTCAATGCTTTATTATAAAAAAATCCCTGCATTGACTCCAGCGGCAACCACTAATGATATGCTTACAAATAATCCCGATGTTTACCTGTACGGATGTCTATTAGAAGCAGAGCCATTCTTACAGAATGACGAGAGGGTACAACTATGGGCTACCGCTTATCAGCAAGCAGTTGCAGACTTACAAGTTCAGGATAATAAAGACCGCCACTCTGGTTCTGAGCTAAGAGTAATGAACACTGGCGGTTACTATTGAGGAGTAAAAAATGGCACTTGAAACGGCGACATATATCAGTCAACTCGTTGACACAAATCCAACTGCAAGCGATCCTGTATCACAGGGCGATGACCATTTGCGTCTTATTAAATCAGTATTACAGTCTCAGTTTACTACGCTTGGCGCTGCTGCGGTTACAACAACTGCTGCTGAGTTAAATTTACTAGACGGGAAGACAGCAGTAGGTGATGTTGCTGGCCCAGCATCCAGTGTAGATAATGCAATCGCAAGGTTTTCTGGAACTGGTGGAAAAACAATACAGAACACAACGGTTACCATTTCAGATGATCCACCTGTTATAACTATAGGTGACGGTACAGCAGAAGATGTTGCCATTAAGTTTGACGGAAACGCTAAAGATTTTCACATAGCTTTAGACGATTCTGAGGATAAGCTAATCATTGGTGAAGGCTCTACCGTTGGAACAAATGAGATATTAAGCATAACTGATGATGCTGTTACTATAGGTGATGGCGCGGCGGTAGATACTTATTTAAACTTTGACGGGAATGCCGCTGATTATAGAGTGGGTATTGATGATGGGACTGACAAGCTAGAGATCGGTGCTGGAGTTGCTCATGGAACCACAGCGGCAATATCTATAGATTCAGCCGCTGACATGACGCTAGGCGGTTATATCAACTTTCAAGACGAGCAAGCCATTAGACCTGATTTTAAAGATTATTCAGAGACAGTCAATGTTCTAGGAGATCTTGGAGGCGGAACTGATACTATTGATTTAACTCTTGGTAATGTTGTAACCGCAACAGTATCGACAAGCACACAAACCTTCACCTTTACGAATCCTTCCGCAAGTGGCAAATCATGTTCATTCACTTTAATACTTACCAACGGTGGATCGCAAACTGTAAATTGGCCGGGATCAGTAGATTGGGCTGGAGGATCTGCGCCAACTCTGACAACTTCAGGAGTTGATGTATTGACCTTCTTTACTGTAGATGGCGGAACGATTTGGTATGGATTTCCTGCCGGATTGGAGATGGGCTAATGCCTTTAGGTGCATTTAAGCAAACATTACTTGGTGCGGCAGGGGTATCTTCTGGTGGTGCTATTGTTCTATTGGCCACACAGACAGCCTCCAGTGATGCTAGTTTGGCATTCACTTCTCTAATTGATTCAACCTACAATGAGTATATTTTTGTATTTGACAATCTTCATTCTACCAATGATGGTGCAAACTTAAATTTTCAGGCAGGGGCATCTTACAACACAACTATAACAAGCGGTGCTTTTAGGGCTGAAAACTCTGAAAGCGGATCAAATAACTTTGGGTATGCCGCCGCAAATGTTCAAGCGCAAGGGACTGGCGAACAAATGTTATTCCATGAACTTGATAATGATAATGATAGTAGCGTTTGTGGTGAACTGCATTTTTTCAACCCGTCTAATACAACTTATGTTAAGAACTGGTTTGCTAGGGTATCTGGTAATAAGAACAGCGATACCAGTATGACAGTGTTTACCTCTGGATATTTTAATACGACTTCAGCTTTAACCCAAGTTCGCTTTACGATTGCCAGCGGTAGTATTCAGTCTGGAACAATTAGAATGTATGGAGTAACGCAATAATGGCACTTACATTAATTAACTCCCAAACCGCTTCTGGAGATTCAACTATATCTTTTACAACTGGGATCGATAGTACATATAAAACTTATTTATTCAAATGCGTCAAGATCCATCCCAGTGCGGATGGGTATTCATTTGATTTTCAAGCTAATGTAGATGGTGCGTCTGGTTATAATGAAACAATGACTACAACATATTTCAGAACTTACCATACGGAAGATGACAGCACTGGTAATACTGAATATCAAGCGTCATTTGACCAAGCTCAAGGAACAGCATTCCAGCCAATCTCACCCGGCATTTCTAATCATAGTGATGCTGTTGGTGATGGGGAGCTTTGGCTTTTTAACCCAAGTGGGACAACATTTATAAAACATTTTCAAGCACGATTTCAACAGTTGGGAAATGTTGCAAGCAGGGATAGTTTTACTGCTGGATATTTTAATGTGACAGGAGCGATAGATGAGATTCAATTTAAAATGTCATCAGGAACTTTTGACGGAATAATAAGTTTATATGGATTGGGGGAATAATGGGATCACCAACTTTCATAAACGCACAAACAGCTAGTAACTCAGCTACTCTATCGTTCACCTCTGGGTTGGACTCCACTTATTATCAGTATATGTTTGTCTGTAATGATATTCATCCTGAAACAGACGGTGCCGCGTTCTCATTCCAGTGCAGTACAGACGGTGGCTCTAACTACAATACAACAACGACAAGCAACACTTTTAGGGCGTACCATTTTGAAAGCGACTCTGCGGCGGCTTTGGCATATGATTCTTCAACAGATCAGGAACAGGGTACTGCTTTTCAATGGTTGGCTGAAAACTTTGGATCAGATAATGACCAAGATGGTGCAGGTATTTTAAAACTTTGCGCTCCATCTAATACAACATTTGTAAAGCAATATATGTCAAGGTTTTCCAGAGTTTCAAGCAATGACAATGCATATGATTTTTATCTTGGCGGATACTTCAATACGACATCTGCAATCAACGCAATTCAATTCAAGATGACATCAGGAAATTTTAACGGTTACATCCAAATGTATGGAATATCATAGGAGCAAAAATGGCAAGAACTAAAATGGTAGACGGGGTTAGAATACCCTTTACTGCTGAAGAAGAAGCCGCTAGAGATGCGGAAGAAGCTCAATGGGAAGCAGGGGCGTTTGACAGGGCAATGTCAAATTTAAGGGCAGACCGCAATCGTAAACTAGCCAAAACAGATTGGCATGGATTGTCGGACGTTTCTATGTCAGCCGCTATGAGACAATATAGGCAAGAGTTACGAGATTTCCCATCTAATAAAACTACAGTGGAACAAATTAATTCTGCTGTTTGGCCGACAGAGCCGTCTAACTAGATGCTTGTACCTGTAGAAAATGTAGGTGAAAAAGGAATTGTCAAGGATATTAATGCTTGGCAACTACCGCCTAATGTCTGGACTGCTGGAAATAATATAAGAGCAGAACATGGAGCTATTCAGAAATCTCCGGGATTCCTTGAGGTTATGGCCTCATGCCCGATTGTCCCATACTACATAACTAACTTAGAGACTGGAGGTGCTAACTACTGGATTGTAGGTGGTACTGCAAAGATATATGTGCATGATGGTAGTTCATGGACAGATC